GATTACGGTGTTGACGATTGCGTTGATGCCGTCACGGAACCACTCAAACTTGTTGTATGCAGTAACCAGCGCGACGACAAGCAATGCGATGCCTGCAGCGATCAGGCTGAACGGGTTGAGTGCCATGGCAATGTTGGTGACAACGATTGCAGCGGCGACCGCCCCAATAGCGGCAGCGATAGCCAAGAATGCTTTGGGGTTATCTTGAGCCCACATTGCAAACTTGTTAAGCACAGGGAGAACAGCCTCAAGCACAGGCAATAGCGCAGCACCAATTGACTCTTTGGTTTCGCCAATAGAGTTTTTCAGGATTGCCATTTTTCCTGCAGCGGTTTCAGCGTTCTTGGCTGTAGCACCGCCAAACGTTCCGCCAAGCACGTCCATGACCTCGTTAAGGCTTGCGCCTTCTTTAATCATGGTTGACATCTCTGGGGACAGCGAACGAAGCGCCTTAAAGTTGCCCTGGTATGCTTTTGCCAATGCGTCCGCGACGCTGGCGCTGTCCATGCCGGTGGCTGTGCTTATGTCCATGACAAGATTCATGTCGTTCATGGCAATGCCAACATCTTTAGTACCGCGCACAAGTGCTTCTAATGCTTTGCGATATTCGGTGTCAGCAACGCCAGACGCTCGACTCATTGCGCTGATCTGTTTCTCTACCTGTGCGGTTTGTGCAGCGCCAGCGCCAGTCACATTCTGCAAAGTAAGCGCTAAAGCCGCCTGCTCTTGCTGGTCTTCCATTGCAGCGCGTGTGGCATCGCCCAGGGCAACAGCCAAACCAGCGAGCGCCGCAGCTGCAGGAACGGCAGCCTTTTTGATCGCAAACTGGGCTTTTTCACCTGTGGTTTCAAGTTGCTTAAATTGCTTGATGGCCTTAGATACGCCCTTGCCGTCAAACTCGCTGATGATCGGGATGTTGATTGCCATTACGCGGTCTCTCTGTTTGCTTCGTCCATGACGCGCTTGACTAATTGACCCATCTCGGACATGACATCATTTTCGCGTTGCACGTACGCTTTCCACATTACTCGCGAACGCTCCCCATAGCGTGCAGTTAGTTGACGTCCCAATGCTCCTTCTTTGGACGTGTCAAACATGGTGCCAGTAGCGCCCTGCCATTGAATAACAAACGTGCCCACGTTGCTCTTATTTCCGCCGTATTCCTTGATATTTCGAGTGTTGATCTTGGCAGCAATCTTCTGTTTCATGCCAGGCACCCACGGCAACATCTTGAATCCTGATCGGGTTGACCAGTTGCGCGCCATACCAGACAAAGGAACGCCAGTAGGGACAAGCGCGTTGGCGTCGTCAATGACAGGTTGAACAATCTTCTTGTAGTCTTTTGTGATTTCACGGCGCAAAGATTTGTCAATCTTGTTAAGAGTCTTCAAAGCTTCTTTAAGCCCGACGACCTCAATCTTTGCCGATACTTCATTCACATCATCTCCGTTTGTTCTGCTCGTTAAGCACTTTAATGACAGTCGCTAGATCGCGTGCGTCAAACGGAATGTCGTTAGGCCACCAACCGACCCCGACGAGAACCTCTGCTAGTTGGCGGCGGTAGGTGCCGCGTCCGTAGGGTTTGGGTCTGTCTCGTCCAGTACCGGCAGAATGTCGATGTCAGGGTTTTTGCTAATCCATTCGCGCCAGTTGTCACCAACTTGTTCGCCTTTAAGTTTTAAGATCGTGTGCATCCAACAGCAATAATCTGAATACAGCGGTGACGCTGACAACTGCTGAATACTGCGACGCTCTAAGCGTTCCCATTCGGTAATGACAAACAGGTTTGTGTAGTAATACTCAGGCGCGCTGTCGGTCGTGCGCTTTAATTGCAACTTAATTTTCATGGTTCTCCTATGTCGGCTTGGAGCCGTTATTTATCAGGTCACGTCAATTGTGTAAACGCCCCCCTGGAGCTCTATCTCGTAAACCGAAAGCTCTCCAAGCGACGCGTTAATCACAGGTATGGCACTTAGGAACGTCCCCGTTAGCTCAAACCCTGGATTCGTTGCCGAGTTAGCACCAGACGCTGGTGTCACTTTTACATAACACTTAGTGCCAAGAAGCGCCGACAAAACTGCGTAAGATTCTGACGCTGCATAACTGGCATACACCGTGAGCGTAAGTGAGTTGCTGAACAAGCCTGCTGTCATCGTGCGCGACGTGGAGCCGAACGCGGTGTCTTCAAGTGCTTCTGCGGTGACAGTCAAAGTTGCTGCAGAGACCTGATCGGTGATGTCTGTGGTTGCTGCGCTGGTTGCGCCGATCAACACGACTGGGTTAGAGAGATACGTGCTAGTTGCCATGATTGCTCCTTAAGTTCTGTTCTGATAGTAGATGATTTGTGTTGCTTAGTTGTGGATTATGCGGTCTGGGCTTGGATAGCGCAATCAAGGTCGTAGCACGGGTACAACGCGCCACCGATCTCAAGGCTTGATGGACGGCCAGCCATAACAATGATTGACGAGCCAAGCACGGTTGCCACAATGCCAAGGATTGATCGCAGTACCGGCAGACCTGCAGGCCCAGAGCCAATGACCTTGACAGGGAACTCAAGGCGCACAATGTTGCCGTTGCCAGCAAACGTGGTGAAGTTTGGTGCGTCCAAATACACGCAATTAGGCACAAGTTTTGTTGGGTCGTTTATGACGCGCAATCCTGATACAGCTGTAAGCGTTGCTGTGACGTCATCAATCGCTTCGTTGAATAGGTCGGTGTAAGCCATTAGGCAACCGCTGGACGAGGGATACCTAAGAGCTGTTTCACGATCGGGGTCAGGCTTTGCTGTGGTGCTGAACCCATGCCGTCAAACGTGGCGTAGGTTGCCTCTATTGAGCCCCTAGAGCGCCACAGAGCGGCGCAATACATCAAAGTGCCCAATGTTGCATCTCCACCTGGTGAGGTCGTTAGGGAGTCGATATAGCCCGACTCTTGACGCCTGCGATAACAGAACTGGTTGCCAGCTGACACGGATTGCGTGAGCAATGTGTAGTCGTCTGATGGGTCTGTGATCGTGATGCCCAAATATGACATGACCTGCGCGGCAGTTACCCATGTGCAAACTGGCGCATAGGTGACAGTTCCAGAAGCTGCAACACGCTCGACATCGCTTGCGGTCTTGGCATAAAGCACCTGATCGGCAATCGGTATCTGATAGTCGTACAACAGGTCGCCCTGTGTGTCTGTACCAAGGAACAAATACTGTGGCAACGCGCGCACCGTGTAGGTGCCGTTAAATGTTGCGTCAACAGAAGCAACCGTGATTGAACTGCCGACTGCAATTTCCGATGGGGTCAGAAGTTGCAGTACGGCAAAGTTGTCAATCAGGTACTTGTTAGTAACTGTGTATGTTGCCATGAGCGGTTAGCCCGCTCTCGACTAAGCCTGGGTGATCTTGCGGATCATTCCAGAGATCGCGGCGAACGTGGATACGTAGCCATGGAAACTCATGTTGCGTCCCAAGACTGACGGCTGTTCAACGCTCATGAGACCACGGATTGATTCGTAGAACTCGTAAGCATCGCCTGCACCTTGACCAACGCGGGTGATGATCATGGTCTTGGCAGCAAAGTTGCTGTCAACTACCAACTGCAAGCCGAGTGGGTTGCCGTTCCATGAAGATGCCTGACCGCCACCGAGTGCGTTCTGACCGGTGAGGCCAGCGCCGATGAATGGGAATACTGGACGGCCAGTTGTGTCGGCGAGTTGTCCAAGTTGACCCCATACGTCTGGGCTTACGAACATGTGGGTAGGTGTCCAGTTGCGGTTCGTTGAAATGTCAACTGCCGAGTCATAAACGGACTTGAGCAAGTCGGCTACGGTTCCGTCCCAAACGCCTGACGAAGTTGCTGCGGTAAGCAAGTTGTCTGCAGCCAAGTTGTCAGAAGCGATCATGTATTCGCCCATGAGGTCATTCAAGATCAACTGCATTGCTGCAGGCGATGTGAAGTCAATGTCCTGAACTGACAGCGTTACTTGACCAGCAAGTGTGGTCTTGCTAATTGAGTTGGATGCGATCACCATGGTCGTTGCTGATGCTGAACCAAGTTCTGATTGTGATGCAACGCTGGTGTGCGTGGTGATTGTTGGACGAATAAAAGTCTTTGATTGTCCGCTGTCTGGGTAAGCGCGAGCGCCTACAGCATCGACTACTGGACGCAAGAAGTTGAGGTCTTGAACCAATGGCCCAAGTACTGGAACTGGCAAAAGACCAGGTGTGTCAGTCGTAAGCACGTCACCTGCAGCTGCCTGCAATGCGGTGCGCTTTGATGCGGTGTAATCAGCAACTGCAGCGTTCATGTTCTTGAACGTGTCGCCACCGATGTGGTAAGCGGCCATGAACTCGCCTGCTGTTGGCAGAACAAACTCTTTTTTGGCCTGTGCGAAAATTGGTGCGGTTGGGATTGTTGCCTCAACTGCTGGTGCGGTTACTTCTGACATGGGTTCTATCTCCTGTTCTGGGACTACTTCTTCATTTAACACTACTTCTTCTGGCTCTTGGTGGATACTCGCAGCGACGGTGGCGATGTTAGCCATGTCACCAAAAGCACCGATCGGAACGAGCGACAGCTCTGTCCAGTCGGCGGCTTCAATAATCATTGTTCCTGCTTCGTCGTACGAAAACTTGACGGGATTTACGCCAACTGACACCTGATCAATAGTGCCGTCGGCAGCCATAACCAAAGCATCATTTCCGAGAGAAGTAGCGCTGATCTTGGCTGTAAACAGCATTGCTTCATCTGTTGACACACGTTCCTGAACTACGCCGACTGGCATGCTGGCGTTGTGGTACATAAAAAGACGGGGTGCTTTGCCCTCGACTGGCAATGAACCTGGACGGAAGATCACTTGGGTTCCATCCGAAACTGTTGCCGGCACGTTGTAAGGAACTGCGGTTCCCGAAATGGTGCGTCGTGGCTGATCGCCTTTGGCGGCGTCTAGTGTGAAATCTCCTGCGATTAATTTGATCATGATGCGATCTCCTCTTGCGTGTTTTCATTTATGTTTACATCTGTTTTGTCCATAGTGTCGGCCATAAAGTTTTCTTCTAGGTATTCATCAGCGTCAAACTTGACATATGTTCCGCGCGGCAGCACGTTGTCCATTGAAAGCGCGCCCGCAATTGCGTCGGCATATAGTTTTACGCCAAACAAATACAGGTCTGCTCGAGCCTGTTGGCTTGACTGGTACGAGTAAGCGCCAGTAGCAACACCGACCAAATACGGTGGCACATTGGCAAGACGCGACATTTCCAAAGCCTGATATTGCGATGCTTCAATAAGCAACATTTTGTCAGGAGTTGAATTGGTCTCGGTGTAAGACAAGTATTCGTTAAGCGCCGCGGTCTGATTCGTTGCGCGCGCTGCATTAAATGCGCTTGCCAAATCAGCAAGCTCTTGCGCGCTTAGTGGTTCGCCACCAGTTTGCTTAAGTACGCCTGCAGGGATGCTTGACGATGCGTTGCGGTTACGAGCTGCTTCAAGTTTGAGCGCGGTCTCGATAGCACCTGGTGCGGAATAAATCAGGCCTTGCGCTGGCGACAAGAATTGAACAAGGTTTGCTGGGTCAATCTCTCCACCTTGAAAGTACACCTGTGACGATGGAGCAAACCACACAGGGCCAGCCATGTCGGTCGTGGTAACTGAGCCTGCAGGCAGTCGAGTGAACGATGCCGGGTATCCGTCAGCTGTGCGTGATGTGATGTACCAAAACGCGCGACCAAACATCATGAGATCGTCAAGTGTCCAGCTCATGAGAAACTGGAACGAGACAGTTGGGTCTGGTCGGCGTATCCATGAACGTGGCGCAAGGTATTCGCACATCATTTCTTTGTTTACGTCGTCCCAAACTTCTGTGTACATTTGCAATGGCATTGAGCCAATTACAGATGCCATGAGGTCGCGCGCGCGATTAATTGTTGGCACGCTGATCGCTTGGTTGCGTGCTTCACCTTCGCGGTAGGTGTAGTACTGGCCGATCATGTTCACGCCAACATTTGACGACGAGTAACCAGGTGCAAAGCCACCAGCTGCAGCCGCCTTTGCTGGCGCTGGGCTGATTGCTGCTTTTTTGGTTTTGTTAAAGATCGCCATAGTTACCACTCTGCCATATAGGTGGCAACC